GTTTAATTATGTGGTTATACGCACATGGCGTTTTAGGACGCACACAAAGAAATTTTAGAATCTTAAATCAGAACGTATTTTTTGCAGCCCGTAACATACCCTAATGGCTATTGGGACATACGCAGAATTACAGACTGCGGTAGCTAACTGGCTGGACAGGGATGATCTGACTGACAGAATACCAGAGTTTATAACTTTGGCTGAATCAAGATTTAACAGGCTCTTGCGCCTACGTTCTATGGAGGCTAAGTATACTGCAAATACTGTAGCAAGTCAACGTAATTTGGCGTTGCCTACTAGTTACATACAGATGCGTAACTTTCAGGTTAATACTAGCCCCCTGACAACTTTGTCTTATGTTACCCCAGAAATTTATGACAGGTTATGGGGAGGTAGTACACTAGGCATACCAAAGTTCTATACGATACTTGCAAATGAGGTTTCATTTGGACCTATTCCAGCTTCTGTAATGGAAGTAGAAATGTTGTTTTATAAGAAGTTTACTAACCTTTCCACTTCTGCAACAACCAATTCTTTATTGACAGATTCCCCAGATTTATATTTATATGGGGCTATGATGGAAGCAGAACCATTCATCATGAATGATGAGCGTGTTGCTCTTTGGGCTACTTCTTTGTCTAAGGCTATTCAAGAATTACAGGAACAGGATAACAAGGATCGTCACTCTGGCTCTGCACTCAGAGTAATGAATACTAGCGGTTATTACTATTGACAGCCCCCATAACATGGGCTGAGGCTACCTCTCCCATCCTATGGAGTAACATAGGTATAGACTGGAACACCCCTGCTGAGACAGGGAGTGCGACATACGCTTTAGATGGTGGTTATACTTTAGGAGTCAGTCACACTAAAGGGGCTTCTATCTCTTTTGGGCTAGGCGCATCTTACTCGAATACGGGTGTAGCTACTATGCCAATGTCCGTAGCGTTCGGAACAACTGTAGGCTCTGATATACAGCATGGGGTTATAGTGCAAGGTGCTGGTACGTTTGCTGCTGATCTGGGGCAAACTCAGGCTATTGATTTCACGACGAATCCGTCAATATCCTTTGATGTTGAGGGTGATTATATATTGGCTCGTGGATTGTTTTATGAAGATTCCATCACGTTTGCGAGTAGTTTTACCCAAACTGCCGTAGATAGTTTCTTGTGGAACCCGGAGACAGACCCAACAACTACATGGACCGCTGTAACTGATCCTACTTCAACGTGGTCTAGTGTATCAGACCCATCAACAACATGGACTAAGGTGGACTATCCAGATTGAAAATGCAACCAACAATGAAGGCCGACGGAGGCTTAATAATGAAACACGATAATGATTATACTATCGGCCTGAAGAATATATGGGAAGTGGTCTGTTATGGTTCTGACGGTCAGGAAAAGTGGCGCGAAAAGAACAAGAATCTCGTTACAACAGAGGGTGCGAACCATGTGCTGGGAGGTACGTTCAAGAGTGTTACACAGATTACTGGCTGGTATGTTGGCTTAAAAGGATCAGGAACCCCAGTAATTGCCGATACTATGGGTTCTCACTCAACGTGGGGTGAATTAACGCCCTACTCCCAATCTACCCGACAAACACTAACGCTGGGTTCTATAACTGGCACAACCACCAGTACCTGTGATAACTCTTCTAGTAAGGCCACCTTCTCCATAAATGGAACATCTACGATAGTGGGGGCTTTCTTATCTTCTTCCGATTCTAAGGGGTCTTCTAGTGGGTCGTTATATGGCGTTGTGGACTTTGCCTCTTCTAGGGCCGTTATCTCTGGAGATACTTTGGAAGTGACTGTAACCCTTACAGCGGCGAGTGCATAATGCCTGTCGAATCCCCGGCTGCGTGGGTTACGCAGTTAGTCGCTGCCAACCCCCTTGTTGGTGACGCCGTTGGTGAAGGCGACGATCATTTAAGAATGTTGAAAACTGTCCTAAAGAACAGCTTTCCATCCACCTCGACCACAGCTATAGTCCCTAATATGTCAGGGCAGACTGGTAAGGTTTTAACCAATGACGGAACTGACGCTTCTTGGGGTACGGCTGGCGATCCGGCAGGAACAGCTATAGCGATGGCGATTGCATTAGGAGGCTGAAATGGCTAATACGTTTAAGAATCAAGGGGCTGCATTAGTTACAGGCGGTGGCGTTGTTTATACTGCACCAGCAGCTACGACATCCATTGTCCACTCCTGTTATATAAGCAACATAGACGGGACATCCTCAGTTAATGTGGATATAAAGGCCAGAGCAACATCAGGAGATACTTACTACCATGTTGCTAAAACAATTCCTGTACCCGCTGGTTCTACTCTGGTGCTTGATAAGCCTATAGACCTAGAGGCAACCGGAGACATTCACATGACCGCCAGCGCAAACTCTGACGCAGAAACGGTCTTAGGTATACTTGAGATTACATGAGCTATCTAGGCCAAGTTGAATTAAAATCCTCTGACATAAGGAGGGTTGACGTAACGAGTTCTACGTCTGCTACGCATACACTTACTTGGACGCCCGCAAGTGAGCAATCCCTTATCATAACGATAAACGGGATTAAGCAGCAGAACAACTATTCTATATCTGGTGTCACTCTGACGCTAGATGATGCACTGCTCTCTGCTGACAAGATGGAGGTTATTGGAATCCTCGATATAGGGGAGGCTACTATACCCCCTGATGACTCTATTACCACTGCTATGGTTAAGGATGATGCCATAGATGCTGATAAATTAGCCAACTCAATCAATACTGAGATTACTGCTAATACAGCCAAAGTAACCAATGCTACTCATACTGGTGATGTGACAGGGGCTACAGCCCTTACCATTGCAGTTGATGCAGTAGATATTGCAATGTTATCTGC